CTTGCGCCAGCGCCACCCCATGCGAGGGGAAGCAATCTTGCCTGCGAAGATGATGTAAGCAATGCGCTTGTCAGACTTTGCTGCGTGTCGTATCTGATCCGCAAGGTCAGGCATGAGGTCAGGTTTTGCCTTTCCAGATAAATCCCTGTCAATATCAATCGCTCTGACGATACCTGCTGCATTAGGATTGTGGTCAGAAGGACGTGCTGAATGACGAGTGTCGCCAATCCAGCCGTCCGAGGTTCTATCTCTATCCGAGTAAGTATCATCGACTTGAAGCCTGAGCTGCTGCCCTGCTTTGCATAATTTAGGACTCATGGAAAATAATCACATGGGAAGCGTGAGAACATTCCCAACGCTTTTGAGCGTTAAGTAACAGTTCATCGTGACCGCATTCGGGCATTGGTGCAATGAAGGCATCATCTATTGGATCGTATGTATAACCAATTCCTGCATAGTTATAGCGGATATTGCCGTTGTAAGAAGTACGAACGCACTTCTGTCCTCGAAATTCTGAATACCAATCTTCAGGAGTTCGACCTTCGATTAGTTCTGTTTCGTCAATGCCCACGATAACTTCTGTGACAATGTTGTTTTCTATAAATGCGTAGTGTGCCATTATGCCCAACTCACATTTCCCGTGCCAGCAGTAATGGTTGCTCGCTTATAGCCACCACTTGCACCACTCTCAGTTCCAGTTAAACCTGCACCAATTGTAATTGTGTAAGCGTCTGGGTATCGAAGAATAACTACTCCTGAGCCGCCATTTGCACCAACGACTGTGTTTGTTCCTCCACCACCGCCGCCGCCAGTATTTGCAGTTCCCGCAGTTGGTGAAGCTCCATCGTATGCTCCTCCATTCCCGCCACCACCCAATCCTCCAGTTCCCGGAGTTCCTGATGCGCCGCCATTTTGCGAAGCTCCGCCGCCGCCACCTGCATAATAAACTGATGAACCTGTAATGTTATTTGACAGACCTACTCCACCGTTGCCAGCCGCAGAAGAACTTGTAACTGCTTGACCTGCCGCACCAGCTCCGCCGCCGCCTGAGCCGTTATAGTTATCTGTTGCCGTTAAGTTGTCACCACCCGCATTACCCTGTCCAGACGGCGTTGCAGAACCACCTGAAGGAGTTGAGTTGTTAGCAGTTCCGTAGTTTGCGCCACCACCAGAACCGCCCGCAACACCATTTTTGCGTGGCCCTGCTGGGTCTTCAGTACCACCAGCGCCACCACCAGTTGAAGTTACGCTGTTAAAGATTGAGTTAGCGCCATTACTTCCATATTGACGAGGCGTTGTATTAGTTCCACCTGTTCCACCTGCACCGATTGTGGTTGAATAATTTGTTGATGCGGTTAATGATAAAGCCGAGCCACCAATTGTGGTTTTGTATCCGCCCGCGCCGCCGCCCGCTCCACCCGATCCTGCGCCAGCTCCGCCGCCGCCAGCTACAATTAGATAATCAACTGTTAATGCTGGTAATGGTGCAACCCCTGCACTAAATAGCCCTGCTGTAATTGCACCAATCACTACGCAATACCACCCACGATTGTCCATGCGTTTGCACCTGTGCGGATTGCTACCGCTGTCTTGTATTGGGCAAGAGTAGGAGCTGCTGAAGTTGCTCCGGCTGAGGTAATGGTCACACCTGAGCCAGCGGCAAAAGTGAGAAGCCCTGCGCCTGAGTTAAGAAAGGTGATTGCGCTGCCTACTGCTGCCGACGTGAGGGTTGAGTCAGGAGCGATAGTGATGGTCTTGGTCGAGGCGTTAGTAGCCTGTACTAGAACCTGGTACAAGTCGGTGTTAGCGACTGTATAGGTAGCACCTGACTGTGCGTTGAGCGTAAAGGTCACTAGACCATTGAACATTGCAGCTGTAAGTATGTCTCCGGTTACTGCCGGTATTCCTGTAGCGATGGTAGTTCTCCTTTAGTAAGTCATTGCAGACACGCCAATTATACCGCGTTCTGCGCTGCCAATGATGAATCCATCAACGATGGGCTCAAGTGTTGTAACTGTTACCTGCATAGCGTTTGGGCTGATTTCCCACTTGAGCCCCTGCACCTGCAAGGTCTTGACTATGGTTGAGCCATCCGGTTGGATGTTTGAGATTCTGACGTTGGTAAAATAGTCCAAGCCAATCATTGTGTCTGTCGGGACTGCTGTGTCTAGTAGATCAACAGTCATGGCATCGATGCGGATAGTGGTCTCGGCTCTGGTAGCCACATAGGTTGCAGCGATATTAAGGGCATTGGCATCAGTATCGATAACTAAGTCCTGGGCGCTGTATTGATGAGGGAAGTACTTAATCACGCTGTCTGCGTTCTGATAGACCTGGGCTGTGCCGCCTATGCGCTGCATACTGGCGGTGTTAATTATCAGCTTGTCATCAAAGGCAAAGACTAGGTTTTTGTATGGGATATCGCCTGTCTGGTTAAAGTCAATAGGAGTGCCAGATATAGATGATGCCACCTGGTTGCGGCTCTTAAAAATAGCTGTGCCTGACCCGTCAAAATAGAACGCGCCTTGCTCGGAGAACTCTGCGTTCTTGATTGCCGATAGCGATGTGCGGAGTGTGCCTGGGTCAGCCTGACATAAGGACTGCCCTGTTGAGATAGTTCTCATGTTTGAAGGAAAATCAACCTCATCAAGAATCTTGCCTATGCGTGTGCCGGTTGCCTGTCCTGCCCCTGAATCTGTGACAGTTGTGACTTGTGCGAGGTTGAGCAATCTAAAGGCGTCAGCCGCGTAGATATCCACATAGCCCACGTTCTCGGCTTGGTCATAGTAGTAGCGATATTCTGTTGTGTAGCCAGAAAATAAAAACTCCTGCGCTGTAGCTGTTGTAGCTGATACGCGAATCTTGCGTAGCGGTACAAGGTAAGGATAATAGATTGAGGATGTGTTCTGTGGATTCCACGATCCGTCAGAGTCATAGACTCTTATGACTGCTGTACCGGCTTGATAAGTGTCGGACTGGATGTTGCGCCCGTTGTCAATAGTTATGCTTCGTACGCTGGGAGTAAGGTCAATTATTGGCAATGGGACTGTAGAGCCGCCAAGTGTGCCAGTACCTAGAACGCCATTCTTGGCATCACCTATAGTAAAGGGATAGCCAAAAGTTGCACCGGATGAGAAGTCAAAGGATACCGATATGTTTGCTGGCAGCGCCATTACTAGCCGCCACTTACTCGATCAACAAATGAACCTATGCCTGATAGTGATGAGTTTTGAAGTGATGATGCAATTGCTTTGCCATCAATTTGGACTGTTACCTGCATAGGCTGTGCACCACCGCCTGCAACCGGACCGCCACCTGTAACCCTGTTTGTCATGTAGGGCAAGGATGCTACGTTTGTAGGAATCATAGGTTGCGCCCCACCGCCGGGGATTGGACCACCAGAACTGACGTTTGTTCCTGGAATCATTGGCTGTGCGCCGCCACCGGGGATTGGACCGCCGATACTTGCAACCTTTTGAGCCTTAGCCATAAGCATGTCTAGGTAGGCTTCCCATGAGGCAAATGGGTTCTTTGCATCTGGAAGGCTTGCTAGGTCTTTAGCAATTTTCTCGCCTAGTCCTAAAGCCTTTGCTAGTTCATAGGTAAGCAGCTGCGCTTCCTTGGTGTTGCCTGTAATTAAGGCAAACTGTAGTTCTACGCGCTTACGATCCTCATCAGATAACTTACCCTTAAGGGCAGCGATTAGTTGAATCTGGTCTAGGTCAAAGATTGTCCCAGCCTTCTTAAGCGCTGCTTGCTTTTTCTGCTCTGCTGTAAGCGCCTTTGATGCTTTGGTCTGGGCTTCCATAAGTTTTTTGTTCCGAACAGCTGCGTCTTTTTCTAACTTCATCAGAGCCTTTTGCTGCGCAGTCATGCTAATAGTTGCTGTTTTAGGAACTACAGGTTGGCGCATGTTAATGCCGCCTTGTGACGCTACAAAGCCCTGGAATATATCTTTAGGCAATCTGCCAAGTAGGGAAAGGACGCTAGTTAATCCACCTACTGCTGTGCCTGTGGCTAAGGTAATTGCATTGATTCCCTTAGCGATTGCGTTAATAGTCTTGACTGCATCCTTGGCTTCTGCTCCACCGCCAGCACGAGCTAGGGCCTCGACTAACCCCTCACCTATAACTTCTCTGGCGTTGTCTGCTGCGATTGTAAGAACGTCGAACTTAAAAGATGTAGTGGCAAGGTAGGCGTTAGCAGCGCCGGCTGATTGCTTGAGAAGAATACCGAGAATGTCAGAGAAGGACTTAGAACTTAACTCTGCCTGGGTCAGCCCTGTGTTGTACTTCTTAAGCCCTCTAGTAATGCCTACATAGCCATTGGCAAGGTCTTGTGAGACTGTAGCCAAGTCCACGCCAGAAGCGCGGCTGATTGTAATGGCGTCATTAAGCAACTTCTGTGACTGGGTAAGTGATCCAGTAGTTGTGAGTAATCCTTGAAAGGCTGGACGAAGAACATCATCAGCAACCCCAGCTGTAGTTTCTAGTTCAGAAATAAACTTAGCAATAGCAGGATTGGCAAAAGAAATGCCTAAGTTATCGACTGCGTTGGATAATCTAAGTGCAGCGGCTTCATCAGCTGCAAAGGCTTTGACTGCTGCCTTGCCAAAAGACACAAGTGCGGCTGTGCCGTATGCGAGTCCCAATGTGCCAGCAAGTGTTTTAACTGTCTTTGTTAGTTTTGCGGCTGCTGTTTCAGCTTTTTTAAATCCACGAGTATCGGCTTTTGAACCAATTACAATTTCTTCTCTAGCAATTGACATTATGCTGCCTTTGATGTTTCTGATAAAACGTTCTTACGAAATTCTGTTAGAGCTGTATCAATTGCCCTCATGGCTGCGCCTTCTGCTTTGCCTTGATTAGCATTCCAGGCGCGATAAATCAAACGACCTCGACCTTTCAGACTTGACACCAAAGGCGGAAGGTTTTGAATGAACTGTTTTCCTGCGTTAGGATTATTAGATTTGCTATACTTGTTGCTTTTGCTTCCAGCTTTAGGACCGACCCAGGGCTGTCCATCTGGATTGGCGCGACCAGCACTTTCGTAGATTGATCCTGCGCGACTGTTGTTTTGAATACTAGCCATAGAACTAAATCCATTTTGATTTATTGCGCCAGGGGTAGTTTTGTAAACTATGCCAGCCTTAATAATTGTTGCATTGTAAAGAGGGAATTGTCCAACTCTGAACATAGAGCTATATTTAGTAATCCCAGAACCCATGCCACCTTCCCACCCAGACATAGGTGATTGGCTAGTTACAAATCCTCTTGCCTGTTTTACAACAGGCATCAAAGCAGCCGCAAGTTCTTTTCGTAATGCCTTTTCAAGGTCAGGAGTAAAGCGACGCATTGCCTTACGCAGGTCAGCGTTGCCGCGTATTTCGATTTTTACTGACATCGCTTCGCTCCTTCGCTAAGTCCTTAAGGACTTCTATATGTGCCTTAAACGCCGCTGCCGGTAGTTCGACAATGGTTTGGAAGGGAACTCCATACTCGTAACTCAAGCGAGCTGCGAGATAGGTGAGGGAGTTCCGATCTACCCTA